GCAGAAAAAACTACTACCGAAAAACCAACGGAAAAGCCGGCAGAAGAAAAACCAACAGAAGAAGAACCAAAAAAAGAATCTAAATCATTCTTCACAGAAGAAGCAAAAAGAAGAATTGAAAGAATCGTTCGGGAAATCTTAATTAGTAAGATGAAGAAATCATCTAAAAAATAATTTTTCCTACACTATTGACTATTAACATTTAATTTCGTATATTTGTATTGACAGTTAACATCTGAACAGATAAAAGTTATCAGTTCAATTTTATTATTTAATTTTTAAGGAGTAATTATATGGGTATCAATTTAGATGCTATTCGTGGTCGTCTTAACACATTGAAGAATGCAAACAATCGCACTTCAAACATCTGGAAACCAGAACCGGGTGAACATCAAATTCGTATTGTTCCATACGTACACAATACAGAAAATCCTTTCTTGGAACTTTATTTCCACTATAATTTAGGTAAGAAGTCAACACTTTCTCCTATTTCATTCGGTCGTCCTGACCCTATTGTTGAATTTGCTGAAAAGTTGAAGCAAACGGGTGATAAGGAAGATTGGATTGCAGGTCGTAAGTTAGAACCAAAGATGCGTACATACGTTCCCGTTCTTGTTCGTGGACAAGAAAAAGAAGGTGTAAAGTTTTGGGGATTCGGTAAGCAAGTTTATGAGTCTATTCTCGGATTCATCGCCGACCCGGATTACGGTGATATTACCGACTTGAAGGAAGGTAGAGACGTTGTAGTTACCGTTAAATCGGCAGAAGAAGCCGGTAGAAATTACGCAGAAACAACCATCCGTATCAAACCTAAGCAAACACCGGCGACCGATAATCCTGATATTGTTGCGAAGATTAAGGAACAACCAAAAATCACCGAACTTTATCCCGAACCAACTTATGATGATTTGAAGATTCAACTCCAAACTTGGATGGGTTCAAATGAGTCGGAGGAATCCGACGGTGGTGAAGAAGTTACAAAATCAAATTCAACGAAGAATACCGTTACTACTAATGAAGTTGAAAAGGCGTTTGACGACCTGTTTAACTAATATTTGGAGTAATTTATGGCTAAAACAAAAAATGACCTAACCGATGAACTCGGTGGTTTAATCGCGGAAACCATAAATAAGCAATTTAAATCACAAAATTTAAAGACTGCTTATTTTTTGGAAGGTGATGATGATGCTCCAACTATTGTAAAAGAATGGGTATCTACGGGGTCAACTATCCTCGACCTTGCCATCTCAAATCGAAAATGGGGTGGATTTCCAGTAGGACGTGTTTGTGAGATAACGGGATTGGAACAAAGCGGTAAGTCACTACTTGCCGCTCACACCCTTCTCAATACACAAAAGAAAGGCGGTCTTGCCGTTTATATTGACACAGAAAATGCTCTGTCAACCGAGTTTCTTTCAGCTATCGGTCTCAATCTAAAAGAGATGTTGTATGTTCCACTCGAAACGGTGGAAGACATCTTTGAAACGGTGGAAGTTATTGTAGAAAAGGTTCGTTCATCAGATAAGAATCGACTCGTGACCATCGTTGTTGACTCTATTGCGGGTGCATCAACAAAGACAGAGATGGCGGCTGACTTTGATAAGGATGGATACGCAACTGCAAAGGCATTGATTATTTCAAAGGCAATGCGAAAGATTACAAATCTAATCGGCCGAGAAAGAATCTGCCTTATCTTTACAAATCAACTTCGTCAAAAGTTGAATGCACCGGCTTTCTCTGACCCGTGGACAACACCTGGTGGAAAAGGTATTCCCTTCCATGCTTCTGTTCGTATTCGTCTATCATCCATCGGTGCAATCAAAGCAAAGGTGAATGGTGTAGAAGAAGTGGTCGGTGCTAAGGTAAAGGCAAAACTCACCAAAAATCGCTGTGGTCCTCCTTTGAGAGAAGCTGAATATGCCGTATATTTTTCGAGTGGAATAGATGATTATGGTTCTTGGTTGGAAACAATGAAAACGTATGGGTTAGTTCGCCAGAGTGGTGCTTGGTATGAATGGGTAGATAAAACAACTGGCGAAGTCATCAAATTTCAGAGTAAGGATTTTGTTGAAAAGATTATCAGTAATCCTGAATACAAAGAATCAATTTATGATTCCATAGCAGAAAAAGTTATCATGCAATATCAGAAAACAGACGAAGTTCGTATTGACGATGTTATTGTATCAGACGAACCTCTGTTAGATGACTAATTAGAAGTTCTGTATTATGGTCGGATTTGGTGGTTTATATTGTGGTTTGTTGTTAGCTTCTACGAAATTCTCCCGTCCAAATCCGACCTTTTTGTTTTCTTTTTTGATATTTATTAGCAGACAACAAACAAGTATAAACAAAATCGGAGAACGTTATGGTTATCTATAAGACCACAAATTTGGTCAATGGTAAGCAGTATATCGGCAAAGACACAAAAAATAAACCAAGTTATCTTGGTTCTGGTGCAATTCTGAAAAGGGCAATTCTAAAATATGGAAGAGAAAATTTCAAGAAAGAGATACTTGAGAGTTGTTCTTCCAAAGAAGAATTGATAAACCGTGAAGAATACTGGCTAAATTATTATAACGCTAGTAATAATCCAATGTTTTACAATATGCACAATCATAGTAGTGGTGGTACCGGAATACGTGGAGAACACCATTATATGTATGGAAAACACCATTCAGAAGAAACAAAAAGAAAGATGCGGGAATCGCATGTTGGCCATAAAAATCACAATTATGGTAAGAAGTTCTCAAAGGAAACACGAGAGAAATTGAGTCAGTCGATGGTTCTTGCCTGTGTTCGTGGAGAAAAACATCATATGTTTGGTAAGCACCAATCGGATGAAGTAAAAGAAAAATTGAGAAAAAAACACATCGGTAAAAAACTAACTCCTGAACACAAAAGAAACATTGGACTCTCTAAAAGAGGAGAAAACCACCCAAACTTCAAAGGAAATCTTGTTTGTATTGATGGACCTTATGTGGGGGAAATGAATACTAGGGAAGGTTGGTCTAAAATACTTGGAGTGACGCTACCAAATATATCACATTACCTTGCCGGTAAGAAATACAAAAACGGAATCAAAGGAAACTTTCTAAAATGGGAACACGATGATGTGTGATTTTTTTTCAGTATGGGGTGAAGAAAAAAATCTTTGCCCCATATTTATATCTATAACCAAAGTATTTTTTTTGGAGTCTAAAATGAAATTATCAAGTAGAAAAGAACTGCTACGTGAGGCAGAACAAGAAATGAAAAAGATTCGTGGTAAATCAAAAAAAATTGAAGAGACCACAGATACCAATGAAGCTATGTATCAATCTTATTCTACTACTGAATTGCTAAAGAAACTTGCAATGATGGAACCATCATCAAAACAATTTATGAAACAACTAATAATGGTTTTTGAATCGCTACAAGGTGATATAAGAAGTCGTGCTTATGGTGCATAGTAATTGGAGTCAAAAATGAAATTATCAAGTAGAAAAGAACTGCTACGTGAAGCAGAACAAGAAATGAAAAAGATTCGTGGTAAATCAAAAAAAATTGAAGAAGTTGCCGTGATAAACGAAATCTCAAATGCAGAACGTATGATTGGTGAACTTTCAAACCTAGATCCAGGGTCAAAAGAATTTTTGGAAAAACTAGTGAAAGTGCTTTATGAAATCACTTATGAAACCACTACTGCAGTTGATGATCTACGTGATGATCTACACGGCTTCGATTATGGTACATAACCAATATAGTAATCAGACGAAATAACAAAAGGGAACTTCGGTTCCTTTTTTTATTTGGATATGTCCTGAACATTCCGTATATTTGTCCTCGCTAAAACAACTTTATACTACCTATGCAACACGATAATCTAGCAGAGTTCGGACATACATTTCAAACAAAAGTAATATCATCACTTATTTCGGATAGAGCATTCCTTCAACAAGTTTCCGATTTGATTGAATCGAATTATTTTGAATCACAATCTAATTCTTGGATTGTAAATAAAATATTAAATTACTATAACAAGTATAAGGCGCCACCCACCCAAGAAGTATTTAAGTCCGAAGTTGTATCTATTGAAGATAAATTAACAAAAACTTCTATTGTTGATTCTCTTAAAGAGGCATACCGGCTTCAAAATTCAACAGACTTAGAATACGTTAAGAATACCGTCATCGAGTTCTGCAAAAATCAAAAGATGAAAGTTGCCATTCTTGAATCGGTTGACTTATTAAAAGCGG